AAATAAAGATGAATATAGATATAATTTAATTACTGTTCCTGGTCTTATATCTTCATTTGCATCTCATGCATCTGCTATTTCATTATTAATATCAAATTGCCAAAATAATGGTAATTCAATGGCTATAATAGATACTGTAGGATATGGATCAAATATTATCCCTGTAACAACTGCAGCAACTGCTTTAAATACATCTTATGCTGCTACTTACTGGCCTTGGGTTCAAACAATAGACCCAAACACATCTCAACAAATATGGGTACCTGCATCAACATTAATGCCTGGAGTCTATGCTTTTAACGATGCTTCATCTGAAGTATGGAATGCACCTGCCGGAATTAATAGAGGTGTAATGTCTAATGTTATACGCGCCGAAAGATATTTAACTCAAGGAAATAGAGATACATTATATGAAGCTAACATTAATCCAATTGCTACTTTCCCAAATTCAGGAGTAACAGTATTTGGGCAAAAAACATTACAGAAAAAAGCAAGTGCTCTTGATCGTGTAAATGTTAGACGTTTATTAATTGAACTTAAAAACTATATTTCTCAAATTGCCGATACATTAGTATTCGAACAAAATACTACAGCTACTAGAAATAACTTCTTAATTCAAGTAAATCCTTATTTATCTTCTGTACAGCAAAGAAATGGTTTATATGGTTTTAGAGTAGTAATGGATGAAACAAATAATACACCAACTACAATAGATAATAATCAATTAGTAGGGGCTATTTATTTACAACCTACAAAAACAGCTGAATTTATTTATTTAACATTTAACGTTACACCAACAGGAGCTAGTTTTGAATAAAACATGTTTTTGAATAAAAAAATAATATTTATAATAAAATAAAATAATATATAAAAAATGGCAAATTTTTCCGTATCCCCTGGGGTAACTACAAGTGAAATAGATAACACATTCTTAACAGGGCAACCTGTTCAAGCAGGTGCAGCTATTATAGGTCCAACAGTAAAAGGACCTGTTGAATTACCTACTCTAGTTACTTCTTATGCAGACTATGTTAATAGATTTGGTGATGTTTTAGTAAGTGGAAGTAATACATATTCATACTTCACTTCAATTTCAGCATATAACTACTTTAATAACGGAGGAACTTCTTTAATAGTAGCTCGTGTAGTAACAGGCTCATACACTTCAGCAACAAGTTCAGTAATCTCAAATTATTTAAATGTTGCTTCATCTTCATTTACACTTCAAACTATATCTGAAGGAATTATAATGAATAGTACTTCACCTGAAGTATCAGGTTCATTAATATCAGGAAGCAAAGACAATTTAAGATGGCAAATTACCAATTCTAATACAGCATCAGGAACATTCAATGTTATAGTTAGACAAGGTAATGATAGAAATGCTGCTCCTATAATTCTTGAATCTTGGAATAATGTTTCATTAGATCCAAATTCATCAAGATTTATCTCTAGAGTAATTGGAGATCAAGTCTTAGAATATAATTCGACAAACCAACAAATTGAGGCATCTACAGGTTCATTTCCAAACCAATCAAGATATATACGTGTTGTAAATGTAACTACATTACCGAATTATTTAAACAACAACGGAAACCCAGTATCAGCATATACATCATCTATTCCAGTTAATGGAACTGGTTCATTTGGAAGTGCTACAGGTACTGTAAAGGCAGGAGCTAATTTTTATGAAAATATCAACGCAACAAATACACAAGGTTTAGTAGCTGGTAATTATGATAATATGGTTAATTTATTAGCTAATAGAGATGATTATCAATTTAACATTTTATCTACACCTGGATTATATGATGCTGATTATACTTCAACAATCTCAACAATTATCACTAATACAACACAAAGAGGAGATAATTTATATGTAGTAGATTTAGTAAATTATAGCAGTGGTATAACAGACGTTATAACACAAGCACAAACAAGAGATACTTCATATGCTGCTACTTACTGGCCTTGGGTTAGAATTACAGATCCAGGAACAGGAAAACAAGTATTTGTACCTGCATCAACCCTATTACCAGGCGTATATGCTTATAGTGATAAAGTATCTGCTCCATGGTTTGCACCAGCAGGTATTAACAGAGGTGGATTATCTACAGTATTGAGAGCTAAAGTAAAATTATCACAAGCTAATAGAGACGATCTATATTCAAATAACATTAATCCAATTGCTACATTTCCAAAAACAGGAGTATCTGTATTCGGACAAAAAACATTGCAAAAAGGAGCATCTTCTCTAGATAGAATTAATGTTAGAAGATTGTTAATTGAATTAAAGGCATATATTTCTCAAATTGCAGATACATTAGTATTCGAACAAAATACTATTACAACAAGAAATAATTTTACAAGTAGAGTAAACCCATATTTGGAAGCAATCCAACAAAAACAAGGTTTATATGCTTTTAGAGTTATTATGGATGATTCAAATAACACTCCAGATGTAATCGATAGAAATCAATTGATAGGTCAAATTTATATCCAACCTGCAAGAACAGCAGAATTTATAGCTCTAGACTTTATTCTAGAACCAACTGGAGCATCTTTCCCAGCATAAAAAATAAGAGATTAAATATGTATAATAAAATTAAATAAAAATAAAAATGGCAATTTTAGATCCAAATGAAATCTTTTTTACAGCGTTTGAACCAAAACAAACCAATCGCTTTATCCTTTATATTGATGGTATTCCTTCATATATGGTAAAAGGGATGTCAGCTGTAAATTTAGCACAAACAGCAGTTCCTCTTAATCATATTAATGTTCAACGTTTTGTGAAAGGAAAAACAACTTGGAGTACTATTGATCTTACATTATTTGACCCAATCACACCAAGTGGAGCCCAAGCAGTAATGGAATGGGTACGCTTACACCATGAATCTGTTACAGGTAGAGATGGATATTCTGATTTCTATAAAAAAGACTTAACATTTAACGTTGTAGGCCCAGTTGGAGATATCGTTTCAGAATGGGTAGTTAAAGGAGCAATGATTACTTCAGCTACATTCGGAGATTACAATTGGGATGATGACGGAACAGCTGTAAATATTTCCATGACAATCCAACCAGATTACTGTGTATTAAACTTCTAATAATTAGAAAACACATATTTTATAAAAGAGCTTGCCTAGTTTAGGTAGGCTCTTTATCTTTTCATATATGTATATATGATAAATAAAGTTATAACAAAATAAAAATTATGAGTGAATTTAAAATTCCAACAGAAACAATTGAACTACCTTCCAAAGGTTTACTTTACCCTAGCGACTCGGAACTAGCAAAAGGAACAGTTGAAATGTCTTACATGACAGCTAAACACGAAGACATCCTTACAAATCAATCGTACATCAAAAACGGAACAGTTTTAGATAAATTGATGAAAGCATTAATTGTATCACCCATCAAATACGATGAGTTATTGATTGGAGATAAAAATGCTATTATGATAGCTGCTCGTGTTTTAGGTTATGGTAAAGATTATACATTTGATTATAATGGTGAACCTCAATCTGTAGATTTATCTACTTTAGAAAATAAACCACTACACGCTGAAATAGAAAAACGCAAAATCAATGAGTTTGAATTTACTTTACCCCAATCCGGTAACCATGTAACGTTCCGTTTTTTAACACATAAAGATGAGCAGGATATCAACCGTGAACTTGAAGGACTTAAAAAGATAAACAAAGATGCTTCACCTGATCTATCAACTAGAATGAAATATATCATCACCTCAGTTGAAGGAAAAACAGAGAAAAAAGACATTAGAGAATTTGTAGACAATTATTTACTAGCAAAAGACTCTCGTGCACTCAGAGAATATATTAAAGAATTACAACCAGATGTAGACCTGACATTCTTTCCCAGTGAAGATGGGGTTGGAGTCAATATCCCAATTGGGATTAGCTTTTTTTGGCCTGACATTTGATATAGCACCCCAGGCTAGAGCCGCGATATTTACCCAGATCCACCAGATATGTTTTCATGGTAATGGGGGATATGATTGGAATACCGTTTACAATATGCCTATTTGGCTTCGCCGTTTTACGTTCAATCAAATACAAGAACATTACAGAAACGAAAAGCAACAGATGGATGAAGCTAGAAATGGTGGAAAATCAAAAAGTTTAATAGATTCATCAGGTAATGTAAATACTCCTGAATTTGCCCAAGCAAGCCAACAATATAAAAAACCTGCAAAGTATAAATAACTCTGCAGGTTTCAATATTTATAATAAAATACAATAGATGGCTAAAGAACAAGATCCTAAAAAAATAGCAGAGGAAAACAAATCTTTAAAAGAACAAATCCAACTTTTAAAAGATCGAAATAAACTGCAAGAAGAATCATTTGATATATCTTCATCTTCACTTGATTCTTTAAAAGAACTTTTAGGAATACAATCACGTTCTACTACTTTTGAAAAATCTACATTAAAAATAAATCAAGACATAAATACATCTATCTTAAACCAAAAAACAGGTTTAAGTAGTATAGCATCTATTCAAAAACAAATCCAAAAAAACGAGGATTTACTTAAAAAATCTAAATTAATTGAATCTAGTTTAGAAAAATCTATTGGTGGTGATTTGACTGCTAAAGGAAAAATGATAGCGAAAGCTTTATCTCTTCAAAAAGAATATGTAGCTAAGTTAGAAGGGAGTAATAATTTATCCGAAGAAGAAATAGCATTACTTACATTAAAACTATCAAAAACTGATGCTTTAATCTCTAATGGTCTTAAATACTTATCAGCATCTGAAAAACAACTTATAGTAACTAGACAAAACTCTAAAGAATTAGAAAACCAACAAACTATTAGAAAAAGTGAATTAAATATTCAAAAACAAATAGAAAAACGCTTAGGCGTTGTTGGGGATATCACTAAAGGACTAGGAGCAATACCGGGTATAGGAAGATCATCAGCTGAAGCTCTAGAAGAAGTAACTGCTGAAATACAAAAACAAGTAGAAGAATCAGGAAAGTTACCATCTAGATGGAAAACTTTTGGAATGATAGTTGGAAAAACATCTAAAAATATATCTAGTTCATTATCTGATCCTGCAGTTATGATTACAGGGTTAATTTCTTTAATGAAAGACCTTGATGGTGGAGCTGAAAATTATGCTCGTTCAATGAATGTATCTTATCAAGAAGCTCTTAAAGTTAGAAATGAAATGGAGGCTGCTTCCGGAGTTACTAAAGGTCAAATGTTAGAAGCATCTATAGCCGTTAATCAACAGTTGGGAACTAGTGCTCAACTTACTAAGGAAAATGCTGCTGCTTTTGCCCAATTAACGGTTCATGCTGGTATGACTGCTGATGAACTTATGGGGATAACCAATTTATCTTTAACTAATGGGAAGAATATAAAACAAAACACAAACGAATTTGCAGCACAAGCTAAACAACTCTCAGCTAGTAAAGGAATTGTTTTAAATGAAAAACAATTAATGGCTGATATATCTAAAATTTCAGCCGCTACTACATTAT